TGGACTTCGAGGGCATCGAGAAGGTGCGCCAGCGGGTGGCCCAGAACGGCACTCTGTACCAGCAGCTGCAGCAGGCGATGGCACAGATCCAGCAGATGGCGGCGGTCATCGACCAGCAGAACGGCTCGAATCTGAGCGAACAGGCCGGTGCTGCTGCCGCTGCCATGACCGGCGGCGGGGGCGGTGGAGAGACCAGCGCAAAGACAGTGACGAACTCTCTGGGCGGACAGGTAGGCGGCGGAACGAACCCGCTGGCCACGAAAGCTGCCGAGAGGGCGATGAATATCAACAACCCCAACAAGTGAGAACCACAGGAGGTTATACATGATCAAAGTTATTTACGAAGCAGATCCGGAGGGCGGGAAGCTGACGATGAGGGCCGAGGGCCACGCGGGGTATGCCCCGGCGGGGCAGGACATCGTATGTGCGGCAGTTTCTGTGCTGGTGCAGACGCTGGCAAACAAGGTGGACGCGGCTGCAAGGAGTGGGAGACTCCTGACGAGCTGTGTGCAGCATGGCGAGACTTTTGTGGTGCAGGCTCTGCCGAAACCCGGCCCGAACAATCTGATGGTCGCAAGCTGGTTTGACTTTGTGGAAGAGGGCCTGCGTGCGCTGGCGGAAGCGTATCCGGACAATGTTGAGTTGATAGTCACAGACGGCGGCGCAGATGATATGGACGAACCTGCCATGAAATTGCAGATGTTTGCTGAGGGCGGCGATGGTGCAGCAGAAGGCACCGGCGAAGCTGCGGCGGAAGAAAAGGCTGCGTCTGCTCCCGCCCAGGGCAAAGGCCGGGAGGCTGCTGCCGCCGAGGTGGATGAGATGCTGAGCCCGGCGGAAGAGCCGGGCGCGGAGGAAAATGCTGCTGAAGGCGAGGAACAGGACGGTGCGGCAGACAAGAGCGGCACCGACCCGGAGGCGCACCGGAAAGCGTTTGGCGAACTGATGCGGGGCGAGTACAACCGGGAGTTTGGCGAGATGATCGTGCAGGCCACCCAGAAAGCCTACGACAGCATCCTGAACGAGCAGGGGCCGGTGGGGCGTATCCTGAACGCTCTGGGCCAGAAGTACGGCACTGCTCCCGGCGACTACGAGGCACTGGCCGCTGCGGTGGAGGGCGGCGTCGTGAAGGACGACGCCTACTACGAAGACATGGCCATGAAGAAGGGCATCAGCGTCCAGCTGGCCAAGGAGATGGACGCGCTGGAAAGCGAGAACGCCAAGCACCGTGCCGCCGAGCAGCAGCGGGCGGAAGCCGCCAAGATGGAAGCCATCCAGCAGGAGTGGGACGCCGCCGTGGAGCGCATCCGGGCTGAAGACCCGGACTTCGACGTCAAAGCGGCGCTGGCCGACCCGGACTTTGCCCAGATGCTCAAGCTGGGCGTGAAGATGGAGGACGCCTACAAGGCCCGCTACTTTGACGACATCATGGCCCGGAAGACTGCTGAGACCGCCAAGAAGACGGAGAGCGGCGTGGTGGAGCGTATCCGCCAGCGGGGCGCACGGCCCAGCGAGAACGGCACGAACCCCGGCGGCGCGGCGGTGCTGAAGACCGACGTCTCCAAGCTGACGCCTGCCCAGTGCGAAGAGCTGGAACGCCGGGCCATGCGGGGGCAGATCATCACTTTTTGACGAGAAGGCGCTGCTGACCGGAAGAAAACCTCTCACCGTTCCCGTCGGCTGACGCCGCGCGAGAACGGAGCTCCCCTGACAGGGCAACGGCGACGACCGCTGCCTGCGGCAGAAGCAGGGAGGAGCTGTTGGGGCCGTGGCCAGCAGGACGTGAGTGCCGCTCAAGGCACGAAATGGACGCTGGGAGCCACAACCCGATAGCCTTTCTTAAAGGAAAACCCGGGAAGCAGAAGTCTCTCAATAAAGCACATGAGTAAACGAAGGGAGTAAGAAACATGAAGAACCACATGAATCTGCAGCTGTTTGCGCAGCCTGCAAACCACACCGGTGCGACTGGCATGAGCGCCGAAATGAAGACCTACTACGAGAAGCGTCTGCTGGACCAGGCAGAGCCGCTGCTGGTGCATGACCAGTTTGGCGACAAGTATCCCATCCCGGCCAACAACGGCAAGACCATCGAGTTCCGCAAGTACGAGAGCCTGCCCAAGGCCACCGAGCCGCTGACCGAGGGCGTGACCCCCAATGCTCAGGCCCTGACCGTCACCCCCATGACCGCCACCGTGAAGCAGTACGGCGGCTGGGCAGCCATCACCGACGTGCTGCAGCTGACTGCCATCGACAACAACATCACTCAGGCGACCAAGGTACTGGCATCTCAGGCGGGCCGTACGCTGGACACCGTGACCCGCGAGGTGCTGGCAGGCGGCACCAACGTCATCTACGCGCCGGCTGGCGACACCGCCGTGACCAGCCGCGCCAATCTGACCACCGCCAGTGTGCTGACGCCCGACCTCATCGACCAGGCGGCCACTGCCCTGAAAGCCCAGAATGCCGACGCCATCGGCGAGAGTTACGTTGCTATCGTCCACCCCTATGTGGCCTATGATCTGCGCCGCAACCCGGAGTGGATCGACGTCCACAAGTATGCTGCCCCTGAGAACATCTACAACGGTGAGATCGGCAAGCTGGCCGGTGTGCGCTTCATCGAGACCAGCGAGGCGAAGATCTGGACCGGCAGCGGCTGCCCGAGTGGTCTGGCCGTGTTTGGCACTCTGGTGCTGGCAGCTCATGCCTACGCTGTGACCGAGGTGGAGGGCGGCGGCCTGCAGCACATCGTCAAGCAGCTGGGTGCGGGCGAAGACCCGCTGAACCAGCGCGCATCCGTGGGCTGGAAGGCCATCAAGACTGCGGAACGTCTGTGTGAGCAGTACATGGTCCGCATCGAGAGCATCAGCCCGAAGTACAGCGCGAAGGCGAAGGCAAACTAAACCTCTCCGTCACGCCTGCGGCGTGCCACCTCCCCTATCGAGGGGAGGCCTTGGCAGGCCGGGCAGGTTTAAGCTGGATGACTGAGGTCTAAGATGACGTAAAATGGAGAGCCCTGCGACAGAGGGCAGAAAGAAGGATACTATGGCGACTAAGAAAGAGACTGCGGCGGATGCCGTGGAGAACGCGGTGGAGACTGTGGAGAAGACCGAAGCAAAGGCCGAAGAGAAGGACGACGGCATGGTGACTATCCATCTGTTCAAGGATGACGACCGCTATTCGGCACCGGTGTTCGTGGGCGTCAACGGCGACAGCTACCTCATCCAGCGCGGCATGGACGTGAAGGTGCCGAAGGCTGTGGCCGAGGTGCTGGAACACAGCATCAAACAGGACGCCGAAGCGGCCCGGAAGAGTCAGGCCATGCAGGCGGCGGCCGGAACCCAGATGATGACCATTTGATATTTCCCCCGGTACAGCTTGCAGGCGCTTGCTGCGCCGGGGGATTTTGTTTTGGAGGTTTTTTTTATGACAGCAGGCGAAGCGATAAAGATGGCCGACGAGCTGAGGCCGAACAATCATTTTGAGAACCGGTTGAAGCAGCTATGGCTGCGGCAGGCAGACAGCGGGATGCGCCGGAACATCGTGGAGCGCAGCCAGACCGGCGGCGACTTTGAGGACAAGGGCGCGGATATTCTGTGGAACGACGGGCTGGAATATGACACCCCGCTGCTGGCCTGCTGTGCGGCAGAAGCACTTTATCCGCACTGGCTGGCTGCGCAGATGGACCTTGCACTGGGCGAGACGGCCCGGGCAGCGAATGAGCTGCAGTTCTACACGAGTTATGTGCAGGAGTTTGCGGTGTGGGTGAGGCGGAACTATATGCCGGCAGGCGGCGGGAGGCTGATGACGTGACGAACCTGAACCAGATAAACAGCCAGCGGCAGCTGCTGCGGGTATTCGGCGGGCTGAACGAGGGATATGCGTGCAGCGAGGCAGAGCTGAGCGAAGAGAAGAACTTCTCTTCGCGGGGATACCCGGCCCTCGAGACCCGCAAGCCCCGGCGGAAGGTGCGGGAAGCAGCCGGGATGAACGGGATGTACCATCTGAACGGCCTTTTGACCGTGGAAGGCACGACCCTGCGGTATGCCCCGGATGACGGCAGCGCCGCTGTGGAGCTGAAAGGCGCCCTGAGCGACAACGAAAAGAGACTGGTGGGCATGGGGACCAAGGTGCTCATCTGGCCGGACAAGATGTCCTTTGATACTGCGAGCGGAACGCTGAGTGCGCTGGGGTCCAGCTGGCAGCAGGGCGGAGTGAGACTGACCGTGACCCCCTGCGATGCTGCCGGTGTAGTGTACACGCCGAATCTGTTCGGTGCGACCGAACCGGAAAGCCCGGAGAACGGCGATGTCTGGCTCAAACAGGCCGAAGACGCCCCGTGGAGCTACCGCGACGCCCTGAAGCTCTACAGCACAGCGGGCGGCTGGCAGAACATTCTGCTGAACTACTGCCGCGTGACCTGCGAGGGGCTGGGCGAAGCTTTCAAAGCCGGGGACACTGTGACGCTGACGGGCATCCCGTCTGTGGTGAAGAATGCTTACTCCTCTGATTTCAGCGGGGACGTAGTGGTGGATGACGTGGCCGGAGACTCGGTCATCCTCTCCATCGCGCCGGACATCGAGAGCGTTTTGTACTACGGCACCTGCGTGGTGACAGGCCAGAGCGTGGTGTGGACGGCCATGGACGGCAAGACCACCCAGACCTTCGACGG